TTCCTGCGAGCCCTCTACTGCTGATCCCCAGCGCAACATTAAAAACGTAGAAAATTTCTTGCGTTCATCTGAATCAAGTTCATCATAGAAGTCTCTGTTCTTGACGTCCAGTTGGCGCATCTCATTGCCGATGTTTAATTTATCACTCATGTTGTTTTACTCAATCGATAAATCATTATAACACGGTCCAGGGCATCTTGTAAAGTGGGATTGATTTTGGCCATTCGGTGAATTTCACCCCACATTTTGGAATCCATTAATGATTCTATTAATGAGTCGTGCAAGGGTCTGCCATCAGTGGCATGATAGTCGTAGCCCATTACTTCACGTGTGCTGGGATCTTCACCAAACTCTCTTCTGAACACTGTGTCGCCATTACGTTCGTAGATGTAAGTAACACCTGGTTTGAGCTGTCCCATATTACCAGGCCTTGTTGTAGTCCACAATCTCGCAATTGCGGCTGACATCTTTCACAAAGTACACACAGTCGGGTTCTGCATCGTCATTCAATGGCACTGCCAGCATCTGCCCATTTTTTAGTTTGGGCGCAAACCATGTCACTTCATGATACACATCCAAGATTTCAATGTCTGGAAAACTAGGGCGGAAACTGGTCAAGGGATTGAATTGAAATACCTTGAAGCCACGATCATTGATACTGGTCAAGGGTAACACTTCTAGGTCGCCCACATCGGGTTCACCTATGAGTATTTGCCAGTCCATGGGCATCTTGATTGTGGTGTTGCCAATGCGTAACACCAAGGCAGGACTATTAAAACTTTCTAGAAATATCAGCGGGATAAAGTGATAGTCTGGGTCTTGTGGATTGCTGTTGTCCAGGATGGCAAATCGCATGTCATCTACTTCTTCAGGCAAATGATTCAAGTCATAAAATGTGTTGTCTAGGGTTAAAATTCGCATGTGTTAATAATACAGTGTTTGTGTCACAAAGTCAACCATTATTTGATCTTCATCCATTCTAGTTTCTCTGCAGAGAATGGATAGTTGGCTTCCCTGTAAAAGGCCTTGCGCTTGGTCAGGTGACGTTTGGCGAACTTGCAGGTGCTGGTGATATCCCAGATTTCCACATGATCCTTGTCTTCGGCTTTTCTAATACCTCGTCCAATACTCTGTATCACACGCACAAAGCTCTTGCCCGGCTCTACCAGCACAAGATTAAAGATGCGTGGTATGTTGATGCCCACAGCAGCCACACCATAAGTGGCCACAATGATCTTGTCTGTGGCATCTGCCACCTGGTTGTACTCGTCCTGACGTGCTTTTGACTTGGTGGCACCTGACACAAACACAGCTTTGTCCCCCAGGCGTTCAACCAGTTGTCGTCCGCACTCGGTCCTATCCACCAGCACCAGTGTGTTGCCTGTTTCATTTACTCGGCGTATCAGTTCAGCCATGGTGTCCAAGCGTCCGGACTCTTCCAGCAAGTACTTGAGCTCGCTCTGATAGTCAGCGTATTCCACATGATCCACCAGTTGCACGATGTTCACATGGCACTGTGCCAGCACCCCTGCGTCTTGTAGTGTGCTGGCACTGAGTCGGCTGACCACAGGACCTAAGCTGACCAACAAGGCCTGGCTTTCAAACAGTTCTTTTGGCACTGTTCCCGTCAGCCCCCATCTTAGAGGAATCTGACTCATGGCTCCTGTTAGCAAGGTCTTGAGTGCATCAGCCTTGGCCATGTGAACCTCGTCCACAATCACACACACCACATCTTGTATAAACTCATGAATGGTTATTTCTGCTTCACCAGTCTTGGTCAGCTTCATCATGTTGTTGAGACTCTGCCAGGTGCATATGGTGTGCTGCCGGTTGTATTCTTTTCTGTCGCCAAAATACACACCCACATCCAGACCCATGTTGATATAGTCTGCCTCGGTTTGCGTTACCAGGCTCTTGTTGGGCACAATCACAATGCTGCGACCATAGGCACTGACTGCATCACTCAAGGCTGCTGTGATAATGGTTTTGCCTGCACCTGTGGCCACTTCTTGTATGCACTGCGGATTGGTCAGAAACTTGTTGATGATTTCCACTTGATAATCACGCAGTACCATGGGCTGGCCGGCTGCTGGATGCCCCCGGGGCCATAGCACATGATTGTAATGATTTTCAGACACTGCTGTAAAGTCAAAAGCAGTGGTGTATTCACGCTGATCATCCAGCACCGGACTGTAGTCAAATTTATCAAGTATGGGCATGATCTCAGGCAAAAGATTCACATAGGTGCTGCCGCCTAGCTGGAAGTAGGCAATCTTTCCGTCCCATCGTCCCAGCCGCACTGCGGGCAAATAACGTGCTGCCGGATTCTCGTACTTGAAAGCCGTGACCAAAGCCTTGCGGCAATCCAGATCAAGTCCTTCTATCTTGATGTTGACTTCATCTCGGATGATTATTGTTGCTTGTTTCATATATTATTTTTGCTAATTGGGTACTAGTTGTAGGGAATTGATTTAGATCTTGGCATAGCATCTCGTATCCTTGATTTCTAAGAAGGTATTGCACATATGCTTCGTCAAATACACTCACACACGGAGAAACAGAATGAACAAAATCAAGTGTGTCATTAACAAACTGATTGCATCGCAATTGCATGTTATGGTACATTTGACATTTTAAAAATATCTGATGATTTTTGTACACTATGTCTTTGGTTGCATATATGTTTTGTTTGAGTGTTTGTCCAATTATATTTACTAACTCCCACATATCAATATGCCATAACTCTTGGCATGAAAAATTGTAAATGTGCGGCCTTGCCAGATATTGAGAGTTATCGTATCCTTCTTGCCAGTAATTCATTAGCCAAAATGAACAATATTCTCTAATTATCCACCTAGTAATATCATTGTCTAATTTTTTAATATACTGCCAGCCGTGTTGCAGTCGATCCTGAATTGTATCTACGTCTGTAGATGTAGTTAGAAATTTAACTAAATTACCATGGTCGTTTTTGTAGAATTGATTATCATAATAATCAAGCCAGTGCTCTGAATCTCCTGTGACTATTATGGTATTGCTACCATCGACCAATTGTACATCGTGGGGCTGCCAATGAGTTAAACTTGTTTTTCTGATGCTACTTCTGACTTGTCTAAATGCGTGACTACTTCCGTGTGTGTCAAAATCCAGCAGATGATCATCATCTGCAGATGTATAATGATGGATACATCTTGCAATGTATGTTCCGTAACACCCGGGAGGAGCAATAACGTTAATCATACACACAGTATACGCTTGTCAAGTGAATAAGTCAACAAAAACACCCCAATGTTTTAAATTTTGATTATTGCTGTTTTATGTAAAGGGCTAGCTCGGGAAAAACGTCAGCAAAGTTAGTTTTTCTATATTGATCGTGCTGATAACATTTCTGTTTGAATAGATCAAAAAGATTGCTGTTGTCAGAGTTGTTTATTAAATTGGCCCAGGTCTCTACATCCGGGTGTTTACTAGACATTAGATGCGCAACAATAACATCTTTAGCCGGGCTAGGCCAAACTGACGGGCTCATATGAGCCGGTCGATGGACCCTTCCTAGCCAGGGTCTTGGTAATCCTTGATTGTGGCACCAAGAAAAGAATTCGTCTAGGTAATATATGTTGTAGGCACTAACGGTGTGACTTACGCTGAGTTTGATATTGGCCAGTTCTTGTTTTTTTTGTATATATCTTGTGGTGTTGGTTACTGTGTCTACCCAGTTTGCAGGATGTCGTATGTATTCGTATCTGGCTCCTATCCCGTCTATGCTGAGTTGCAGATCTATTTCTCGAAAGTGTGTCCATATTGCCCACCACTCGTCATCGGGAAATACAGTTACGTTAGTGGTATAGTGCAACGAGATATCGGCGGCCTGTCCTGAATCAATATAGTGTTTCAACAGTTTTTTTTGCTCTGCTACTCCACTCAAGAACGGTTCGCCTCCGGGTATGTCTAGGTGTATGATACCCGGTGCTTGTGATATCAAGCTGTCTACAAAATCATCTCTATAAAATTTCACATGTTTAATATCAACAGCATATATTTGTTTGTGCTCAGCATTCCAACGGCTGCTGCTATACGGACCGCATGTGATACATTTTAAATTGCAGGTATTACCAAATGCCACACTAGCTGTGATCCATTGATCGCTGTTCAGATGGTACCGAGCATAGTGCTCTGACCATCTGTCATGATCCAGTTGTCGTTTGCTCTTTATGTTGGCGGCTTCTTCGTTGCGGCAACGGATGCAGCCCGCAGGCCATTGATCTGCTAAAAAATCCTGCTTGATTTCTTTCAAAAAGGCACTGCCACTATAATCAGCCAAGGAGTCTTGTTGGATATTAAATTGCGTTTGTGGGTCAATGACAAATTTGCAACAAGGTGCAATATCGCCTTGTGGGCTGATGTCGAGATTGGTCCACGGAGAAAAACAAAAAGGCATAGTGTATATAGTAACATATACCTCAAGCAAAAGTCAAAAAAACAGGTACCGTTTTAGGGTACCTGTTAAAATTCTGGGCAGGAGCCAACCTAGGCCCAGAAAACTCTCATCATTGTGCTGGCTTCATGCAAGTTGTTTCTGCCATCAAGCGCCATTTTGCTGGAAAGCTCTTGACCAAGTCTGCCATTTTCAGCGCCATACGCAGGCTCATTTCACGCAGACGATTCTGGTTGGCGTTCATAAACGCAATAATGTCGTCTTGCTGGCACTGCTCAAAGTCGTAGTCTGCAAACAATACACCATCGCTGGCAATTTGTTTGATACGCAGAATCTTGTCACGCATGGTGTCCAGAGTCAAGTCCAGGTAATGGCAGCGACTTTGCAGTGCATCCAGGTGATCCCGAAGCTTCTGGCTTTTCATTTTGTCAAACTTCAAGTTGGTGATAAAAATCACACTGCCTTTGAATTCAAAACTGTCCGGGATGCCTTCGCGGCGCAGGCTGCTGCTTTCGCTCAACCAGCTAATTTTACGTTTCTTGCCTGAGTCAAGAGCACCCTTCAGCAGGTTCAGTGCAACGTCATCCAACAAGATTGAGTCACAGTCATCAAACACCAGAACACAATTCTCGTCTGAGTACTTGTACAGAGTCTGATACAGGCCAATTGGAGTGGCTGAGCCTTTGACAACTTCTGCACGAAGCCGCTTGCCTGCCAGCTTGTCAAACATGGTGGCCTTGTCAATTTCCAATTCCACGCCAAAGCTCTTGCCCACGCCAGGAGGGCCACTCACAATCATGGC